CTTAGATCCAGCCGATCCTGATCCAGAAATCCAAGGGACAATTGGGGGGTGTGTATAAGAAGCACCACCAAAATTGGGTCATAAACCAGCTTCACAGGGACAAGTGATGCCGCTCCGCAGGCGCACGTACACAGCAAAGCGACGCTTTGGCCGCTCGTATAGGAAGAAGAGCTACTACAAGAAGAAGAGCTACAAGCGCATGGCCGCAAAGGCACGCAAGTTCAACAACGGCAACGTGCACCGGTTCACCCGCTACTCGAATGTTGGCTACCTCGAGTGCGTCCAGCCGTACGACTGGGGGGCCCAGGAGGTTGGCGGCGGGGGCGCACCTGGTGTCGCAATCACTGGCCACTGTGCTAACAAGGCTTTCGTCTTTTCTCTCACTGATGTCGTCCACAACGAGGAGTTTGGCAGCCTGTTTGACCAGTACCGCATCCTGTCTGCAGTCGTTGAGATTCAGCCCCTCCTCACCCCAGCCAGCATGACCGGCACGGGCGGCACGCAGATGATCGCCCGCTGGTTCTACGACCATGACGACGACTCTACCCTAGGCATGTCAGGAGCCGACGCCGACGAGTATTGGGGGCAACGCGCACCACTCGTCAAGGAGACACCGTTCCGGTTCGACCGACCCATCGTGATCCCAGTCATTCCCACTACGCAAACCATGACGCCTCAGGACGACGGCAACGTGTACGCCCCGGTGCCCGGTTCCACCTACAAAAAGCGAATGTGGCTCGACATGACCTTTCCCGACGTTCCCCACTACGGTCTGAAGTTTCAGGTCCTACGCCGCGCGCAGTTGGCCGCCGAGGTTGGGCCCATTGCCCAGTACCGCATCAAGTACAACCTGGAGTTTAAGAATCCACGCTAGCTAGACTTATCCCCCATCCCATTTACCCTCGGGAGTCCGTTCATTTTGATCTTTAATTAAATTCGACAATCTTAGTAATACGACGAAGAAGTTGTTCACAGTGTGATTGGGAGTAGACCACCTCTGGGTGGTTGGTAGATGTAATAATTATTTTTTTGAAGTCCCTTGGGACATAGTCGCCGAGCACGCGAAGGCTATACTTGTATCGGTCGAGTAGGCGCAGCATAGTGCCCATTGGAATGGGCTTCTCGAGCTTGTCGATTTCATCTAGGACAACGCAGTCAGCTCCGCCCTTGTAGTCGAAGAACTTGCCGTCGAATTCGATTAGCTCGCCGTTGTGCTCCTCCACAGCGCATCGCGTCTTGCCGGTTCCAGTTGGGCCGTAAAACCACAGCACTTCCATTTCTCCGATGTAGTGCTTGATCATCGAAGACCGTAGGCGTTTCCAGTTGGAGCTGCCGCTCTGCCAGGTGTGCTCCTCGCGCATCACTTCGTCTGCTTCCTTGAGTGTCATCTTGAGGATGTCCTTGAACTCCGTCTTTTTCTTCTCGGTAGGGGGAGGGCCGCTCTGCCAAAACTCCCCCGGTCCCTTAGTGCAGTAGGCAATGTTGTCTTCCACGGTACCCTCCATGACCTCAACGAAGCTCGGGTTCCCCATGATGGCCATCACGGCCTTCCATCGTAGTTGCTTGTGAAAGTAAACAAAGCCCTGGAGATGAGGGGTGCCGGTAGAGGGAGCAGTCTCATAACCCCAACCTATGTACTTACAGTTGATCTCCTGTAGGTGGGCGACGTTCTCGGGAGTGTAGTTATTCCACGTGAAGACCCAGCGCTTTGCTCGGTCACGCGGCATATCTATTATTTTTTTTTTTAAGATTTAGGCTGGATCTAAGATAATATTAC